ACATTATGCGTACCTCTGGATTCCATGCCGGCCTCGATGTACAGTCCTTTTAATCACCAAAAAGCATAACTAAACTAAATTACCGTTTAGTCGAGTTATATGGCTCTTGAGCATGGCTACGGTCACGCTCAACACACTGAACACATTTTACACGCCATTTGATAAGCCCCCTGAGAGCACCACCGGTCTTTTGAGGATGACCGTCGCCTGCAGGTGTCCAACGCATACAGGACAGACAATGACCGGGAAATTTATTCCTCATTTGATAGTCCTCTGGGTGCGACTGGTATCAGGAATGATGTTAAAGCGTGAAACCTTTTGTGATTGCGCGCTCTGGTCCACCGCTGCGAGCCCTCGCTGCGGACCGTCGCGCGACTCAAGAGAACGAGTTGATGAAAGACCGGCCGGTGTGGCATACGCTGGCTGCTGCTTAGTATCATCAAAATATCCGTTCTGCACGACTGACATACAGAAATCAAAAGACGTTGTCATGCGTGTGGCCTGCTGTGAATAGCACTGGCAAACGGTGTCTTCACCATTGAATGTACCAGTGTTTAAACCTCTAGACTTAGCAGCCAACAACATACGCACGTCGGTCGAAGCCATGCAGGTCGGACGTGGAAAATCACGAGCCTTGTTGGTTTCGTCGTACCTAGGGGCAGACGACTCAACATCAGCAATCCTAGGCTTGTACTGCTGGATATATTCCTGAACAGGCTGAACTGCACGGCCTGGAGTGCTAGCCAAGGAAGACTGTGAGACTTGAGTTTTAGGCTCAGAGACTTTTGGTTCTGGCTGTGAATGCATCAGGGCATCACTGTCAGAACTCTTGCTCTTAATGACGTACCAAAAACCACCAGCCAAAAACAGTATAGGTATCAAAATAGCAGCAGCAATGAATGGGATAGCCTTGTAATAACTAGGCGTGATCTTTTTATGAGTATGAACAGTTGACGACTTGTAAAGTCCAAAGTAATGACTATCAAACTCAATTTTTTGCTCTTGAGCCATCTTGAAATTAGAGCGATTCTCAGGACGGTCAATACACATTTCATACTCATGACGAAATATGCCCTTAGTCCTGCCGTATGGACGAATAAAGTTAATATGCTTGCCGACCAGCTTTCTGACAGGCGAACAGATGAGCGACGGATGCTGGGTAATAATATGAACGTCCCAGCCGTGGTGCCGATGTTTCTCAAAACGAGTAACCTTTTCAACACGTCCACGGACGTCAGTACCGAAAGTGCCCTGAGCCTCATCGATAACGATAACGGAGCCATCAGGCAATTCATACCAAAGGTCTGGTGTTTCCCATTCGACCCAATTGGACTTTAACTGATCAACCTTAAGCTCAGGGATACCATGATAATAAATGGTACGTGGCGGAAGGTTGGGGTCATCAGGGTCCTTATGAAGACGCAGCAGAGGATTATCTGGATCAGCAGCATGTTCATAATCAATTTCCTTGATGGTATTGAGCGTCTTACCGGAACCGGGCAAACCAGTACGAAGAAATAACATGCGCCCTACTCCTTCGGTGTCCATTTCATGCTTGTTTTACTGCCAGCCTTATTCATGCCAGCAAGCAATGCACGAGCAATATATGCAGAGAACAATATATTCAAACATACGTCCACCTTAAGCATGCCAAGAACTGAAATCCAATCAGAAGGCAATCCGCCAAGTTGAGAGAACGCATAATCCTTAGCCTTATTGAGTGCGACATCAATGCCAACATAACTTATTGCTGCAAAGCCAAGACCTCTAAGAAGCCTCCAGCCGAGAGGAACAATGGACAGGCCAAGCATGCGTATAAAAAGACCGATAATTGCAGGCATAATCAGACTCCAGTTGCGATAATTTCAGCAGCCTTACGCATAGCAAAGGCGACCATGAGATAACCCATAAATGTAAGAAATGTGCAAAGGCCTGGCACATTAGGGTCAAAAGAAACTGACCTACCCAACATGAATGGAACGTTTACAGTACGAAGAACTGGGCAGGAAGCACCGAACCTACTACTGGTATCAACCATTGATGAAAGATTGAAAGTAGAATCGGAGTCCGGCTTAATAGGCTTATAGTCTTCACCGGCAAACTCAGATTGAAGTTCAGACTTTAAATCAGCTATCTTTTTCTCAGTAAGATCACGGTACTCTTTATCTGCACAACGTGATTGCTGTTCCTGTCGAAGTACAGCGCATTGAATAACATCGCCAGTACAGGAAACTACAGTTTCACACTGCATGTCACCGGAAACCTGAGAGTCATCCTCTCCGCATTTATCACCTTCACAAGTGCCATCACCAGAACCAGAACCAGAACCAGTACCAGAGCCAGAGCCAGAGCCACTACCAGAACCAGTTCCAGAGCCGGTACCAGAGCCTGAGCCGCTACCAGTACCGGTACCAGAACCTGAGCCGCTACCTGAGCCGCTGCCAGAGCCTGAGCCTGAGCCGGTACCAGTGTCGCCGGAGCCGGTGCCAGGTGTTGTGGGGTCTGGTGAGGGTGTAGGGGTTGGTTCTGTAGTTGGAGGAACATAAAGTTCACCGGTCACTGTTACATCAGCATTGCACTCAAAGCCACCAGTAGATACAGGCTTACATATAGCAGTAGTACCTAAAGTGGTAGCACATCCGCCAAGAGAAGGTGGAACAGCAAAGTCTGTAGACTGTGGCCAACTATAGTTTTTCTGGGTTGCACCTTTAGCGTCTAAACATTTCTGCTGGTCAGTAGAGGGAGCATCAGGGGCGGGAGTAACTACAGGAGTAGTAATACATTGACCTGAAACAGATTCGAAAGTCTCATCTGCTGAACAGGAGCCCCGGCCAGCAACAGACCATCCATTGCCACAATCATAAGTTCGACCATATGCATATCTAGGATTAACATCCACACCAGCAGCGGCACCATCACCTATACACGCCTGAATACCACTAGAATAAGTTGCACCAGTATACGGACCAATATAAACAATCGCGGCAAAGGAATTAGATGCAAACAAAAAGAAAACAAAAGACAGAAATAACTTAACGACCGGTGCAGAGTAAGAACAAAGCAGCCGTAACCCAGAACCAAACGAAGTCATTCGGATCAATATACATAATAGTTGCCCCATGGTTATCTCCAGACAAAAAAAAGCCCGGAGGGAAAAACTCCCACCGGGCAAACAGGGTTAATTAAGTCCCTGCGCGCATTGCCTTCTTGGCAGCACCGATCAGGGCGGTGAGACCGAACATAGCGGCAACGACGGCAGCCGCAGCAGCAGCACCACCAGTTACGTAGCCCAGGGCTTCAGCAGTGTCGATGTTGGCAGCAGCAGCGTACGATTGAGAGGTAGACGCCATAACAATGGTGGCTACTGCCAGTTGAGCGCGACCGGATTTGCAGAGGAGGAGCAGTTTGTTTTTCATATATCACCAATTAAAAAGCGTTGCGGACGGTTTTGCAGACCCAGACAAAGACGAACAGTGCGAAAAGCGCGCCGGTAATCTCCATCCGCTGTTCTGCGGTAATTGCAGGACTGAGTGAGTCCCGCATTTCTTGAACTGTGAAAGTTTGAAGTTGACCAGTACAGACGGGAGTACCGTCGGACTGAACTTGCCACATTCCATCACAGCCGAGAAAATTCATGTTAGCCAGCCTTCTGAGGGTTCATTGCGTCAGAAAGCGGAGGAAGGTTCTTACGACGGCCTTGACGAGGATCGCAGGTGAATTCAAGGCGACCATCACGAACGTCAGCAACAACATCACACTCATAAGTGCCAGGCTGCGGAACCTCAGTTTGATTTTGCGCATAGAAATCAGTCTTCTGAGGATAAGGAATACCGGGCAAGTGAACAAAAGCCTGAAACATTGTGTAAGGCTTCTGCGACTTAGCAGCAATACCGCTACGGGTAACGCCGGTAACTTCAATCAAAAGGGTTGGAAACTTAACAGTCATTATGTTGCCCCTTAAAGTGCGGGTAGCCGAGAACTTAAGCTCGGATTACGATATGCCCAGCTGGGCGGAAAAAGGTTTGGTGCGCGACGGAAAGTAAGAAACTGACGCTTGGCTAGTTGAGACCTGACTTGCTCAGCAGATGAAGCCTGTAGAAACAGACGCATAAGCGAATTGACGAAAGCAGTGTCATCAACGTTGCCAGAGTTAAAATTATCAAGCTCGGACTCCACGGCATAACGAAGTTGTTGATATGCGGACTTGTCCATTAGTAACCCATCCATTCAGCGATTGAGGTTGTACCCTTCTCTTCACGATCTTTAAACCAAATGCGTTCTGGCTTAACACCCTGCTCTTTCCGAACTTCAATTACAGCAAGTGTTTCTGCTACTTGCTGGGTCAGAACAGGATTCATGAACTGCTTAACGTGACGCTGCTGATCAAGAATATGGCGTTGCTTGGTTGTAAGTTGAGTTCCCTGAAGATTATTATAAATCATGCCACAGACCTCAAATGAGAAGCGCGCTTGTAGAACAATGGTGGTTGAATGTTCTTAGCAGGTGTAATCTCTTTCATTTCACGAATAAAGACAGTAGAGAACGAACGAATGTCGCAGACATTACGAATATTGATACCAATACGATTAAGCCGAGCAGCATGAGTTTCAAAAGAGCGTTGAGAGAGAACAAGTTCCTGATCGTTCATCCAAAGACTTGCGTAATAGGCAGTTGTGTTAGCCTGACGCGGAGTATCCACTACATTCTCAAGTAAAAGCTGTTGTGCAATGCTGGCCTGATCCATTTTAGTCACCTTTAGGCGCTGATCAATATCTAAAAACTCTCGATGGAGTTGGCTATAAATGCCTTCGTCAAACAAGCCCCAGAAGGAAAGACCCTTCTTCTTAAGGAACTCATCTTTCAATTCTTGTTCAAAACGAACAATACCCTGAGAAATACAGTAGTCATAAAGACTTTGGGCGTACTTAAACTCTTCGGATGTTTCACCATAAACAAGCTTAACTTTAGGCAAGTGCTTATTAATGAGGTCAAAAGCCTTGTTATATACCTTTCTGTATTGAAGTCTAGCGCCCTTGCCGTGTCCGGATGTAGTCCAGTCAGTTGTTTGACCGTTTGGATAAAGAAACCCAATAGAATGACCAATTCTTTGAGTTGCTAAAGCGCGTATATAAGACATTTCATTGCCAGATCCAACAGCAACATTGGTAGTCAAATCTATACGATGGATGACACAACCGTCAGACCATAAATGACCGGCCTTCCCGCCTGACTCGCCATCGCGAATTTCAACCCGCGTGCAGCGGGTGAAAGAAGGAAGACCGAGATTTGACATGACCGAGTTAAAGACGGAGATACATTCGGAGACGGTTTCGAACCCGAACAAATTGTCATGCCTGTTGATGCGTGAAGGATTGCCATCTACGGTAATTTTCCGACCAGAGATTTTGATTTTGAGAGTGGAGCTGTAGCTGCCTTCGTATTTGGTAGCACGGTACGACGTGCTCAGGATTTCGTGCGTAGCGGTGTCAACAGCCAAAAAAGCAGTGTCCGAAATGACGGGAAGGTCGAAATCAAACACCTGAGAAACTGTCAACCAATCGATAAACATACAAATCCTTGTCAATACCGGAATAACGGTAGGCGAATGCCGGTATGCTAACCACTGAGGGTCACGACATGCAAGCACTAAAATGCCGGAATAACGGAACTGGACAATTGAACAGTATTTACGATCTGGAAACGATGAGAAACCAGAGCGACAGAACGATGACACTGAGCGAAAACCTGAAGAGGTTCAGGAAGGCGAGAGGCCTTACACAGCCTGACGTTTGGGGGCCAGCAGGCATCGCGAAGTCGAGCTATACGTCTTATGAGGCAGGCACACAGATGCCGTCTGCAGACAAAATCGTTGAGCTTGCAAAAGTATTAGGCGTATCGACTGACGAGCTGCTTTTAGGCGAATCCGAACTGACGGTATCAGAGGATTTAAGGCCTATCTTGAAACGATTCGACTCCCTGCCGCCAGAGATCAGGAATCAGGCACGCATAGCCCTGAAAGGCGTGCTTTTCGGATTTGAGCAAGAAGCGATCAAGTAGAGACCGAAGTGTTTTGCGGTAAAGTGGGGGTGTAACAGCACCCCCACCAGCTCGGCTCGAAAACAACAGGGACAGAAAATGCGCGCAGAACGCGATCAGGACGACACGGTACGCAGTCAGAAGAGGCCTGAGCGTCGTCTGGCATACGAAATAGCAATTGGCATCATCATTGGCGGCATGACGCTGGCAACGATACAGGCGCTGATAGCGATGGTTGCCTGGCAGATCTACGTTCATGACTTGAAAGTGATTCTGAGATAGCCAGGTGCTGCAAGTACGAGCCTCCGGGACCTGACCACCGCAGTGCTGTGCGTTATGGGTCCGTTGCGGTAAAGCTGAGTGATCATGGCGCGAAGTGA